GCTGGCGCACGCATCTACCCGGAGGCGCGAGCGCAGGAGGGAGCCTTGCCGGCCATCGTCTACAGCATCAACAATGAGGAAGCCCTCAAGACGCTTGGCAAGGCAGTCGCGTGGAAGGCAGACCTTGAGATCGTCGCCATCGCCCTGACTGCGGCAAGCGCACAGGCAATCTCCGAGCAGGTTGTGCTGGCATTGGACGGATGGACTGGTACAGCCAGTAGCACCGTGGTCATGCACTCCCTACACTCAAGATCAGTCACGGCCTACAACGCGCCGCAGGCTGGCGAAACGACCGGAGCCTTCTTGCAGACGACCGTCTTCTCCGTGATGTACCAAGCATCCCCCTGACAAGGACTCACACTCATGGCAATCAGCGCATACAGCACGACCTTCACGACTGGCCCGGACATCATTGGCGAAGTCACCAACATCTCCTTCAGCGGCATCAGTGCAGCCGAGATTGATGTGACCAACCTCTCCAGCAGTGCGAAGGCGTATGTGCTTGGCACGATGGACGGAGGCACCGTGGAGGTGACTTGCTTCACCACAGCGGCTGCGCCCACGCTGCCAACGAGCGGCGACTCGTCTGCTTCGTCCTTTGTGCTGCGCTTCGGAGCGAGCGGCCCGACCGTCACCTTCAGCGGGTATGTGCAGAACACCGCCTTTGAAGCAGCCGTGGATGGCGCGGTGACTACCACCTACACCATCCGTATCACGGGTTCCGTGTCTGTGTCTGCTGGTTCGTAATCGAACGGAGGCTCCGTCATGGCGATTAGCGCATACAACAGCCGCTTCATCAATCCAGACACGAACGCGGAACTGACTCCGACCACGCAGCCCGTCAAGGGCGAGATCCAGACGATCTCCTTCAGCGGGATCAGCGCGGCAGAGATTGATGTCACCAACCTCTCCAGCAGCGCGAAGGCGTATGTGTTGGGGACTATGGACGGCGGCACCGTGGAGGTGACGGCGTTCATGTCCACGGGCGCGAACCTGCAGCCCACTCTGCCAACGAGTGGAGCATCCACGCCGACTTCCATGAAGGTCATCTTTGGCAACGCGGATGGCGGCAATGACGGAGTCACCCTTGCCTTCAGCGCGTATGTGCAGAACACGGCGATGGAGGCGGCGGTGGACGGCGCGGTGCAGGTGACCTACACGCTCCGAATCAGCGGCGCGGTCACCGTGGCCTACCTGAACCGCACATGACATGGCAGCAGATGATCCGCTGCCCGGATCGGCCAAAGGAACGACGCTTGTGGGCTGGAGCAAGACCGCTTCAGACCCAAGCCCGTTCAGCGGCACCGTTCAGCAGTCGATTCTGACTGGCGAGATGTACGCCATCAGCATTGACGGCATCAGCGCGGCGGAGATTGATGTCACGGCCTTGAATGATGCGGCCAAGCGGTACATCCTTGGCACACGCGATGGCGGCACGATCACGGTGCGGTCGTTCGTCACGCCGAGCGGCATCCCGCTTCCGGTGACCGGGGACAGCACGCCTCGCAACTACAGGCTGCACTTCCCGCGCAAGCGGTATGACCCGCTTGATCCCGAGTCGAACTACGCGCTTGCGACCGTGTTCAGCGCATACCTGCAGTCGGTCGTGCTGGAGGCGGCTGTGGACGATGCCGTCCGGGTCACCTACACGCTGCGCCTATCCGGGCAGGTGGCGATGGCATGGACATCGGTTGGGGAAGGCCTCGGTGAGCCGGATCCGCTTTGACTCACGACCGCGCCAGCGATAGGCTGAAGCCATGCACACCGACAAGGCAACCCTACTGTCTCTCAAGTCACGCCTCATCGTTGAGCCTGTGAAGGTAGACGGTCTAGACGCGCCAATCTTTGTTCGCGGCCTGACTGGCAAGGAGCGCGATTCGTTCGAGAACGCCTGCTTCGTCCAGCGCGGCAAGCAGCGCGTCATGTCCACGGAGAACATCCGCGCCAAGTTGCTGGTGCGGTCGATCTGCGACGATCAGGGCGTGCGGCTGTTCAGCGACCTTGACGAAGGGGAACTCGGCGCACTCCCGGCACAGGTGCTGGATGTGCTGTTCACCGTGGCGCAGCGATTGAGCGGCCTCGGCGCGAGCGACCTTGAGGAGATGCAGTCGGACTGACTTTGGGCGGGTCGCGGCGGTTCTACTTCCGCCTCGCGCTCGCCCTAGGTTGCACAGTCCACGAACTGCTTGAGCGCGTGTCCTCCGCCGAACTGACGGAGTGGCTGGCGTTCGACCGGGTTGAGCCGATTGGAGCGTGGCGTGGCGACTACAACTTCGCCATGCTGGCGGCTCTGTACGCCAACGCCAACCGGAAGAAAGGCTCCAAGCCGTTCAAGACGGTGGACTTCATGCCGTTCCTGCCGGACAATGACCCGGGCGGCGAAGCGAAGGCACTCGCAATGTTCCAGATGCTCGCGGCGCAGTCAGCCGCACGCGAGGCCGAGGATGCCGCGAAACGCAAAGGCTGACCAATGGCAACCGTAGGAAACCTGTTCGTCAATGTCGGCGCATCGACGCGCGGCCTTGAGCAAGGCCTGAAGCGCGGGCAGGATCAGGTACGAAAGTTCGCCGCTGACAGCAACAAAGCAGCCGCATCGGTCGCGGGGAACATCCCCGGCGTGGATGCGCTGTATGCACGCGCGTCACAGATGCGCGATCTGATGAACGGGTTCCGTGGTATGTGGGACTCCTTCAATGGTGGAGTCAAGGCAGCAGCAGCCGAGCAGGCGAAACTCACCAAGGCCATTGAGGACAGCAAGGCCGCGCAGCAGGCTCTTGCGAGCGCGAAGGGGACGCGGCGCAACATCGGGCAAGCCCGAGCGATGCTGGCGCAGGCTGGCATCAACCCGGATCAGGCTGCGCGACAGTTGGCAACGACTGACACGACCGCGATGCGAGAGAAGGTCGCCGCCGCCACGAAGATGGTGGCTGACGCGCAGCGGGATCTCAACGCGGCACAAGCAGCGAGCAAGGACGCAACAGCAGCGAAGTTGGCGAACGACCTCGCCGCATCGCGTGGCAACCTTGAGCAGGCTACGGCCAAGGTCGCTCAAGAGCAGGCGCGACTGGCTGGCGCACAGGCGTTCGCTGACCGCGCCGCGAAGGGACAAGATCCATACACCGGGCGGTTCCTGAAGCAAGAGCGGGCGATGGCTGTGCAGGCCAAGGCGCAGAAGGAACTGCAGGCACAGGCCGCACGAACCGAGCAGGCCATCGCCAAGCAAGCCGAGGCGCAGGAGGTAGTCAACTCGCTGATGTCCGGTGGCGTGGCAGTGCAGGGTGCGAAGGCTGTAGAGCAGGCGCAGCAGCGACTCACGCAGGCCACGAAGGCGCAGGCGGATGCCCAGCGTGCGCTCGGCAAAGTGCGCGATGAGAACCAACGCAAGGAGGCGATGCGCGGCAAGTTGCGCGGCATGGGCATCGACCTCACGAAGGGACAGGCCGCGCTGCGCTTGCCGTCACTCGCGCCGTTCCAGTCGGCGGCTGCAGAGGCATCGAAGCGAGCGCAGGATCTCGGGAAGGAGATCGCTGACGCAGCCAAGGGCTTCAAGGTGTTCGGCTTGTCGGTCGGCAAGGCACTCGGGCCAGTTGGCCTGATCGCTGCAGGACTGGTCGCTGCGACTGCTGGGGCATTGACCTTGACGAAGGCAATGGCGAAGCAGATGGGTGCGCTTGAGGATCAGGCCGTGGCCTCGGGCTTCAGCGTTGAAGGCTTCCAGCGATTGGAGCAGACCTACCGCGACTTGGGTGCTGCTGCAGGCACGGTGGAGATGGCATCGCAGCGGTTGTCATTCAAGTTGCAGGAGGCAGTGGACGGGAGCGAGGACGCACAAGAGTCGTTTGCGCGGCTCGGGTTGGACTTCCGCAAGTTGGCAGCCGGGTCACCCGAGCAAGCCTTTGAGGCAACGCTTGCCGCTGTTCGGCGACTCGGGAACAGCCGAGAGCAGGTTGCTGCGTTGCGCGATGTCTTCGGAAAGGGCGGCATCGGGCTTGCGGCTGCGGCGAGAGCAACGAGTGATGCGCTTGCCGAGGCGGATGCGCGGGCGCGGCGGCTGACGATTCCTGCTGGCGTAGTGGCAACGCTTGCTGCTGCGGATGACAAGGCCGACCAGATCGGCAAGACGATGACCAAACTCCAAGCACTGTTCGCTTTCGCGATGGCTCCGGTGCTGGAGTCGCTTGGCGATTCGGTCATGGAGATGTTCGCAACCGACCCGGGCGCATGGATCGGAGGGTTCCAATCCATCGCACTGGTGCTGGCTGGTGTCTACGACATCGTGGCCGCGCTGGTGAACGCCTTCGCTGCCATGTGGAATGTGGTGCAGGCCATCGGCGGCGTGATCAACGGTGTCATCATGGGTGCGCTTGGCGCAGTCCTCAAGGCGGTGCAAGCCATCGTCTACGGCATTGAGTGGCTGCTGGGATCCGCGAACGACATCAGCGAAGCCATCGGGGACGCGGCAAGCGTGACACTGGGCGCGGCTGGAGAGTCGATGAGCGCAGCAGGCGAAGACGCAGCCGAAGCCTTGCAGCGTGGTATCGACGCGGTGAAGCCAGACGCAACTATGGCCGTCATGGAGGGCATAGCGCGAGGGTGGCAACAGACCACGGCGAGCATGGAAGGCAACCCGGCCACCCTCGCCGCCAAGGTGGATCGAACGGCCATCAAGGAAGTGGAGCGCGAACTGGATGCACTGCGGAGCAAGTTGGAGGTCATGCAAGTTGGCGAGGCTGATGCGGCCATCGCCAAGATGCAGAAGGCTGGCGCGAGCGAATCGCAGATAGCCGAGGCGCGAGCGTTGCAACAGCAGATTGCCGCGCTGGAACAGATTGAGGCAGGCAACGAGCGCATCAGAGCACTGAATGACGAGATAGCAAAGGCAACGATGACCGCTGCCGAGTTTGCCGAGTACGAGGCGGTCACCAAGCAAGGGCTGTCTATGGCTGACGCGGCGCAGGTTCGCGTGCTGCAGGAGCAGTTGGATCTGCTGGAGAAGCAGAAGGCCGCGCGAGACGAGATCGCATCGACCGTTGAGGATCTGCAGCAGCGGGTGAACGCGCTCGGCATGACCGAGGCGCAGATCCTTACGACGAAGATGCAGCAGTTGGGCGCAACGGACGCGCAGATCGCGCAGGCGCAGCAGTTGCAGGCGATCCTTGATGCCGCCAAGGTGGATGACGCACTCAAGCAGCACTTCAACGCGCTTGAGACGCGGCTGCTGGACGCGCAGGGCAATCAGGAGGAGATCCTGCGGCGACAACTGGAAGGGATGGGTCTCGCCGGGGACGCGCTTGAGGACGCGCTGGCACGCACGCTGGACATTGAGGCGCAGATCACCGAGGCCGAGCGGCTGAAGGCGAATCAGGAGCAGGTGGCCGGGACGCTGCAGGATCTGACGAACCAGTTGGACAAGTTGAAACTCGGCGAGGCGGGCTATCTAGAGAAGCAGTTGCGGGAGGCAGGCGCGAGCCAGCAAGAGATCGCCAAGGCACTCGCCATGCAGTCAGAGATCGCTTCGCTGGAGCAGGCAGGCAAGGCGGACGCAACGGTGGCGAAGGCCGAGGAGATGCAGGCGGTCACGGACACCATCGGCACGGCCATCGGTGGCATGAAGTTGGCTGGCGTGGTGTCGGCAGGCGAGCGCGTGCAGCGCGACCTGTTGAGCGAGTCGGAGATGCAGACTGGCCTGCTAGGACGGATCAGCACGGCGATGGAGGCGATGGTCGGCTCGGGCAAGACACCGGGCAGCGGCATCCTGTTCGCAGAGGATCAGCCGCAGGCAATCGCGTCCACAGTCCCGGCTGGCCTCTCCCGGCAGGAGGCTGACATGACTAGCCTGATGAAGCAGGGCAACGAGTACCTGAAGCAGATCGTAGGGAACACCGCCGCATTCGCAGGAGTCCTGACCTGATGTCCGTCATTGCAGAGATCACCGCAACGAAGGCCACCAGTGGCGACACGCAGAAGCAACTGGTGCAGGAGTATGTCATCCGTGATGACGCAGCCGCAACGGTGACCTACGCGGATGCGCTTGCTGCGCTGCCTGCGATTGGCGCGACCGTGTCGGTCGGTGGGCAGACGGCGATCTGCAAGTCAACCGAGGTCTCGTCAATCAGCGACGGGGTCTCAAAGGTATGGACAGGCTCGGCCACCTACACATGGGCGGAGGATGAGGACGCGGAGGACACCTTCACGCAGACGGACATGAATACCGTCATCAACTTCGTGGATGTGTGGCGCGTAGGCGCATCGTGGCCGAACCTCAACAATCCGGGAAACGCAGACATCGGTGGCACAGCGGTGGACGCTTGCGGCGAGCCTGTGAGCGCGACCGTCTACAACCAAGAGATCAGCGTGGTCAACATCAAGCCGAACGCACAGACGGCAACCGTCCTCGCCAACATCGGCAAGCGAAACACCGAAACGCTCTTTGGCATCTCGGCTGGGTATGTGCTGTTCGTCGGCTCATCGGCGCGGCGCGTGGGGCCGAGCAAGTACGAGGTCACCTACCGCTTCATCTATGACGGCGCAGGGCACCTGCGGCAGATCCCGGCGAGAGATGTGGACGGCCAGCCGCTGTTGAATGCGCCAGACGCGAACGGCAATGCCACCGCGAGTCATGTCATGGCACGCCAGCCGTTCCCGAATACTGCCAACCTCACCTCTGCCCTCGGGCTGGTGCTGTGAAGCCGACGATCACGAAAGGCCTCGGCGCACTCACGCCGGAGGTGTGGTCGCAACTGTACGCACTGGTGCAAGGGCAAGGCGCGGACGGAGGCGTGCCGCCATCGGTTCGCAATGAGCGAGCGCGAGGCGGTGACAGGGAGCGGTTCCTCGCCAAGATCACGGCGGCGAATCAAGTCAGCAGCCGCGCCATATGGCAGTACGAGTGGGTGCAGGTGCGGGTACTGACAGCGGAGAACGCATCGCCCACGATCACAACGGTCACGAACGGTCACAGCGACACCGCGCAAGGCGCGGCGTGGAACATCCTTGAGATGGCGAACACCGAGAGCAAGGCATTCGGGTTCGATGTCACGAATGGCGTGGACTTGAATGACTTTGACGGCTTCGCGATTGAGCCTGTGCCGACTGACACCGTTGTCCAGATGTGGTTCACGCGAGCCACCGATGGCTCGCTGCGTGCCGAGTTCGCTGCGCCGAATCCAATCAACGGCACCTGCCCCGAGCCGCCAGCACCGCTGGTCAACACTTACGACTATGGATCGTTCATCACGCCAAGCGAGGTGGCAACGGCGTATGACGCAGAGACCTTCGGCGCACCGAACACGACCGTACTAGACTTCGAAGACTTCTCATAGGAGCCGCCATGAGCCTGCAGATCAGACGAGGACTGGACGCGAACCGCACCTTTGTCGCCGCTGAAGGCGAGCCGCTGTGGGTCACAGACACGGATCGGCTCTATGTGGGTGACGGCGAGACCACGGGTGGCAAGGCCGTCAAGGCGTTGCCAGTCGGCACGGCTGGCGGCGACTTGTCGGGATCGTTCCCTGATCCGGGCGTGGCGAAGGTTCAAGGCAACGCGGTGGAGAGCGGCACGCCCACAGATGGCGATGCGCTGATCTACGAAAGCGCGAACACGCGATGGGCGCACAAGCCTGCCGGAATCGCCGGGGTCGCGGTTGAATCAGGCACGCCGAGCAACAACGAGTCGCTGGTGTATGAGTCGGGTGCTGCACGATGGGCGCACAAGCATCCCGTGCTGACATCGGTTGAGTCGTTCATCACTTCCAGTGTGTCATTAGGATCGGCCGAGACTTGGACGGACGCAACCTCTGTCTCTCTCACGGCGGGTACATGGCTCGTCACAGCAACACTGACGGCGACCGGGTCGATGGACTACAACGCTGGAGCCTTGCGCCTATTCGACGGCACGACCAACCTTGCAGCCGCTGGCTTCTACGGGGTGATCGACTTCGCTGTCAGCGGTCATGTGTCCAAAGTCGTCACGCTGGCGGCGACTACCACGATCAAGTTGCAAGGCTACGCGCACGATCTCGGGATGACGATGGCCCACCGTACCTTTCCGGGCGCACTCAACGCGACTGGAATCGTGGCTGTTCGAATCGCGTGACAAAGATTGGCAGCAACCGTAGGCTGAACCCATGACCCTTGAGCAAGACAAGATGACCGTCAGGCTGTCTGCCCGCGACTGGATCGCCATTGCAGGCATCGCCGTCACGATCCTTGGCGGGGTCTTGACGGCGTACCTGCACCATGACAGACTGCTCATGCAGATCGTGACCCAGCAGGCAGCAGCGAATGCCCGACTTGACAAGATCGAAACTCGTCTAGAAAGGACGCACCCATGAGCAGCGTGACCGAAGCCCTGAAGGGCAAGTCGTGGAAGACCACCGGAGCAGGCGTTGCCGCCATCATGGTGGCTGGCGGTGCAGCCTTGACTGCGCTCACAGACGCGGATCCGAACACGCACCCGGACTGGGCTGCACTCATCGCTGCGCTCATCGCAGGCATCGGCCTGATCTTTGCGAAGGACAACAGCAAGCAGGAGGCGTGATGCCGTGTCAGGCTTCCTCCGTGCGCTGTTCGACTCGCTCCTCCGGTGGCTTCACGAACTGGTGTCTGCAGGCCATCGCGGGAGCGACGCTGTTCGCGATCATGGTGCTCTTGATCGTGCTGGCTCTCGCATTCGCGACTGGCTGCGCTCGCACGGTGCTGGTGAGCGAGGGAAGCCCGGTCAGGATCGGCCCGGAGATGACGGGCCGGATCTACACCAAGACCGCTGACGGCTGGCAGTTGAGTGACAACCGGGTCACGGTTCCTGAAGGCTGGTACTGCGTGCCGCCGTCCTATGTTGAAGCACCGGAGCCATGAACACCATCACCGCAGCCACCTGCTGCTGCGATCAACCGGAACCGGGGCCATGCGATCCGCCGACCACGGGTAGCGCGATCCAGTTGACTTGGCAGGAGCAGCAGGCGATACGGACGCGACAGAAGGCAGTGACTTGCGGCGACTGCATCCCATGCACGCCAACGCCGTGCGATGAGCCGGACATCGACGCCTCGCCGTTCTTTGGATGCACCTTCGATCTCACGGTGACCCCGGGCAGTCCATGCGATGTGACTGATGTTGACTACGACCAGAATATGTCTATCGCGATGCCGCAGCCGTGGACGGCGATTCTGCCGTGGGTCAGCAGCGGCGAGTCAACGGGAACGCGCCGCTGGTACACGCCTGACGGACTGCTGACAGACTTCAGCGCGTTCGGCGGACAGCGCGTAGACACCTACGGCGGATTGGTGGCTGGCATACGGCGCACCTATGTCGGCACGATCCCTGCTCAAGGCTGCAAGGTCTTGACCACGGATCCGGCGTGCCTAATCAACTTGACTGCGACCTTCAGGAACTGGCCGTACTACACGACTGGCCCGACCGTGTACCGCATCAGGCGCGGCACATCCACTAGTCCAGCGCGGACATGGGAAGTCGTGGGACGAGCCTTCCGCATCAAGAACTCAAGCGGCACGGTGCTGTGGTCAACCACACTGATCGGCAAGACCTTGGCGCAGGTGAAGGATGAGGCGAACGCACAGACGGCGGCTCGCGTCACGATGACATGGGCAACCGTTCCCGATCCGAATGCGTTCTCTCAAGGCTTGAGCGCGGAGACCTACTTCGCAGATCAGACGTACACCGTGACCAACATCCCGACCAGTACGGCGGCTCCGTCAGACATTCGGCTGTTCGCGCTGACCAACCAGCAGCCGCTCCCGGATCCCCAGCCCGGTCAGTGCAGCAACGCCTTCATCACCATTGGATGGAACACGCCAGTCGGAAGCGGCCTGCTGTATGACACGATGAACGCGGCGTACCACTATGGTCGCGGCGCGTGTTCCCGTGCGCTGTTCAACGAGATGTGTGCTGGTGTCGGCTTCGCTGGCGAAGCGAACTTCTACGACCCGCTTGATCGAACGCCCGAGGAGGTCATCTTTGACAATGGTGGGCTGGACGAGGTCAGCCTCTGCGAGAGCGGCAACATCCCGCCAGTCATCGGAACGGGATCATGCTGCGGAGAGACATTTGAGGTGAGTCCTTCGTCCAGTTGCTACCCGGGTGATCTACCGGAGTCAGTTTGCTTGACCGGAGTTGGCGGTGTGCCGCTTCCATCAGGCACCTTCCGCGTGGGGCCGCTGTCGCAGTCAACCGTATTCGATCATTCGGCGGTGCTTACTGACTTCACCTTGGCCGATGACGAGATTGACTTCGCAGGTTGCTGCCCACAGGACGCGCCGTCATTCGGAGCCGGGTGCTTCTCGTATTCGTCTAGGAAGGTGACTGCCTGTCGTGCCTTCGTGTGGGCCTTTGTGAAGCGAATCGCATGAAGACCACGACCATCCGAACGATGCGCGGCGTGTGGGTGCTGGAGTTGAACGAGGCCGATGGCACGGCCACGGTGCTGTCGTTCACCAAGCAGGAGCCGTCGATGCTTCGCAAGGCCGCATCATGGGCAGCAGCGGAGGCGAGCCAAGTCATCAGCGGCCCTCTGCCTGATGACCAGTACGAGGCACGCATTGCGGTCTGCCGTGCGTGCGACCAACTAGACGCAGCGGCTGCTCCGCTGGTCGGTCATTGCAAGTCGTGCGGATGCGGGAAGGCGGCACGCGCCGAGTTGACCGTCAAGGCGCGGATGCCGAAGGCAACCTGCCCGAAGGCCAAGTGGCCGACATCGTCTGCGTCGGGCGGAATCTGACGATCTAGGAAAGACGATGCAGGAAAGCGCGTGAAACCACGCGCGTTTTCGTCGTTGAAGAACCCTACGGAATCGGATATAGTTATGTCGTTGGATTCTTTGACATCTCGGGCATGGCGATGAAGCAACCGCACGCGGGAGACCGCGACGCGGCGCGACAGAAGTGGCGGCGTGATGAACGCACCACCGGATACGGCGAAGCAGCGAGAGGCGTTCCTCCGAGACCTGCACCGTACCGAAGACCGAACGGGATTGGATACGGCGACCTTCAGCCGAGTGAATGACGAAAGAGGATGCGACCCTCTGACGCACAGCACAAAGGCCGACAAGACGGCGCACGATCCGATGGAACCATATACGGTCAGCAGCAGAGCCAACAGCGCAGCACCCGACGGCTGCGCCAGCCCGAGACACAAGCAGACGCGGTGACAGCCGCGTGATGACGACCGAGCGAGAGGATGCGACCCTCTGTAAGCGGACAGCCCCACAAGCACCGCCGCTCGCCAACGAGTCACGCAGGAACGAGCCAGCGACGAACAGACCGAGACACGCCGACCGGGGCGTGGTAGTCAAGGAGATGGACGGAGCAATCCATCCAACAGCCGACCGCCGCCGAAAGGCGACGGTTCGGCATTCGCCCGTGCCGCGTGGCACGGGCTTTCAGTTCACGAAAGCCGCCGAGAGCGGCAGGAGCATGACATGAAGAACGACAAGACCCTCGCCTTCCATCGCGCCAACTATGACGCAGCAGTCCGTGCAGACAAGCAGGCATGGCAGGCCCTTCAGAAGGCCGAGAAAGAATGGATGGCTGCTTCGAAGGAAGACCGTCCGAGCCTCTCGCGAAAGATCCCGCATCTGGAACGGGCAAGCGAGAAGGCGTGTAGCGACCTCGAACGAGCCGAACTAGTGCTGCTGCGCTACCTGTTGGCAGCAGCACCGAAAGGCTTGGCAACGGATGTGATCGAGTCCTACCGCGCCCTGCGCTGACCCACGCCACGCCGCCATCGAAAGGTGACGGCTGGCATTCACCCGGGTAGCGCGTGCTATCCGGGCTGTTACTTCAAGCGCCGCCCAGCGCGGCAAGGATTCACAATGACCGAGATCGCTTCTATCGTCGCCAACCTCACCGCCGTCAGCACCGCGCTGGAGGGCGCGTGCAAGCAGTTGATCGCCACGGCACAGGCGATTCCCGCACAGGGCAACAGCACGCCAACCGAGATCGACCTCAAGCAGTTGGCCGACCACACGCTGCGTCACACCTCGCTGGTACGCGAGGTGGCTGGGCGGCTGGACATGAGCGTGCTGGCGCAGGAGTTCGACACCAGCGACATCGCGGGTGCCATCGACCTGTCCGACCTCGCCAACGAGATCAGCGCACGCGACATCGCGGACGAGATCGACCTGAACGATCTACGCGACAAGTGCGTGGACGCGATGAGCATCGACATCGACACGGAGGAGATCGCACGCAAGGCCGCAGAGGAGATCGACGCGGCAGCCGTAGCGCAGGAGTTGGACACCGCGACCATCGCGGAGGAGATCGTAGATAGCCTGAACTTGGACGAGATGGCAGACAGCATTGCCAGCAGCCTTGACGCAGAGCAGCTGGAGGCCGTTGGCAGCAGCCTCTGCGACAGAATGAAGGACTGCCCCGACACGATGCGCGCGGTGCTGACCGCTCTATCGGCGGATCAGGACTTCGTCGCTACGCTCGCTCGCGCGATGGCAGAAGCGATGGTGCGTGGCACCGAACCGCAGGAGCCGCACGGTGCCCGCGACACCTTCGTCCCGGCCAGCGAAGGCCCGGACGGCGAGCAGTGCAACGCCATGCAGGACTGACCCAAGCCACGCCGTCACCGACAGGTGGCGGCTGGCATTCGCCCGGGCAGCGCGTGCTGCTCGGGCTGTTCCTTGAATGCCGCCGAGCGCGGCAGGAGACTGCTATGAGCCTGAACTGGAATGTGACGAAGTGCGACCAGACCGCCTGCTGGACGAAGGACAAGGACGGTGACGCATTCATGTCCCCGATGTGCGAAGGACTGATCTGGACGACCATGGTGATAGAGATGGGTGAGATCACAGCGGCGAAGGTGGACGAGTTCGTGTGGCGCATGAACTTCCTGATCGAACACGGCGGTGCCGTGCTACAGAAGGATCGCGAAGGCACGCCCTACACCGAGGACGACCTCAAGCCGTTCATCGGCCTGTTCACCAATGTGGTCACCAAGACACGAAAGCAGTGGCTGCAGTTGGTCATGAAGCAGTTGGAGCGCGACCACAACGCCGCCGAGCGTAGGCGCAAGGGACAGGAAGGAGGTGCAGCGTGATTCGCGTAACTGTCGCAGAGATGTGCAGGCGGAAAGCGGCATTGGCTGTTGCCGTAGAGCAAGTCCGAGAAACCGAAGCGCGGATGGAGGCGTGCGAAGTGCTAGCCGCTATCGACGCGAAGTGGGAGCCGCGCCTAGACCGAGCCATCCGCGGATGGCAGATTGCGCTAGACCGAGCCGACGAGGCACAACGGCTTGTAGAGGAAGCGGTACTAGCCACGCCGATTCAGCAGATGTAGTACCTGCCACGCCGTCACCGAAAGGTGGCGGCTGGCATTCGCCCGGGCAGCGCGTGCTGCTCGGGCTGTTCCTTGAATGCCGCCGAGCGCGGCAGGAGATTGACATGAAGACGGATCAGGAGACATTGAAAGCGATCCACCCGCTGGCGTGGGATGTCGTGCAGCACCTTCGGCATGAGGGCGGCGTGCCCGACAGCGACCTTGAGGGAACGCTGGACACCATCGCCCGTCACGGAGTGGAAGGAGGCATTGCAGGCTTCATCTATGACGAGGACTGCACGACCTTCCTGCGTAGGAGCGGCGTGATGGAGAAGGCGCAGATGGTGATGCGCGACTACGCGGACGGCATCGGTGAGCCGCTGTGGCGCGTGGCAGCACGCACCGCATCGCTGTCGTGCGTGTCGGATCGCGACATCGACAGCGACCAGCAGTTGCAGATTGACGGAGCGCGATTGCTGGCGTGGACGGAGGCAACGCTCACGCAGTTCGACTACCGCTGGCTGGCGGCGCGACTGGTGTGGTTCGTGGTGGTGCGGGTCGCCTACGCATTCGAGGACACCGATGTGGACTGGCGTGCAGGCGATCCGGGCGACCCGGAGCAGGCATGGGACGGCTACGGTGACATGGAAGGAGGCTGCCATGAGTAAGGCGCACGCCGACTTCATTCGGTCGCACCTGCTGTCCGTCATTCGCAAGGTGTCGAAGACGGACGGGGCGCACCCGAACCGTGCGGTGCTTGAGTCCGCGAGCAACCGCATCACGCTTGCGACACAGGCCATGGCCATGATCGACTGCATGGAGGTCGATCCGGTGCGGTTCGCGGCAGCGTTGCGGATGCCATTGCCCATGCACTGGTCGCTGATGACCGAGCCGGAACGCGAGGCGTGGGCGCGGTGCTACATCGACGCGGTGACCCCGAAGCGGAAGGAGGCCGACGATGGAGTGGCCTGAACCGCCAGACGACTACGAGTTGGTCGCCGAGTTCGTTGAGATTAAGGTGCGTGCCAGCATCGTGGGCACGCAGTTCAGCCTCGACTTCACGGTGCGTGGTCAGGTGGAACCCGGATCACGGGTGCAGGACAACGCTGACCTCATCGCCGCAGTTGGTGCGGCCATGATGGTCGTGTGGGAGAGCGCATGGGAGCAGCGCAAGGCGGACACCTTGTCGCTGCAGTACCAGTGCCTTCGGCGCGTGTGCGTGCTGACGGCAGACACGGCGAGCCTGCCCATAGACGCGGTCGCGAACGCGGCGCGTGAACTGGTGCAGGAAGGCTGACCGGGCGGCGTGCCGGAAACGGTGCGCCGTCCATTGCCCGTGCAGCGCGTGCTGACCGGGCGTTACTTCAATCGCCGCCGAGTGCGGCAAGGATCTGACATGACTTGGAATGTGACCGAAGTGGCTGGATCGAAGTTGGTGCTGCACTGCGGCGCGAACCGCGTGGACTGGAACGAGGTGCGTGCGGTGAAGACGCCGCCGGCGACCGCGACCCACTGCCCGGTGCCGCACGACTTCCTCGTGGAGCAGGTGCGCGAGGGGTTGGACATGATGGGCTTCCACATCAGCGAGGAGTGCCACGCGCTGTACGGTGGAGGGTTGCGGTACTTCGGCCTGCTTGCGCTGAAGGCCAAGGTGGGGCACGACATCGGTGGCGACAACGAGATCGGGCAAGGCAGGCGGTTCGTGTTCGGCATCCGCAACGGCAACGACATGAGCCTGCCTGCAGGCGGCGTGCTGGGCACGCAGGTCTTCGTCTGCGACAACCTCGCGATGCACAGCGGAGACACCATGTTCCGTTTCGCACGCAAGCACACGCGCTGGGCGCTGCGCGACCTGCCGCAGATCATCGCCACGCGCATCGGCAACCTACGGCTGGCGATGCAGAGCGTGACCGAGCGCGAGAATGCCTACGCACGGTTCGACTTCCGCGAGGCTGACGAGCAGGCAGGCGTGCGGCGCGGCACGATCCTCAACGACTGCCTCATGCGGTGCCTGCGAAGCGGAGCGATCACGACCACGGCCCTGCCGCACATCGTGAAGGAGTTCGACCGTGCAGACGGCCCGGGCGGTCACGCGCACGCTGGCGAGGCATGGCAGCGGCCAACGCTGTTCCGTTTGCTTCAGTCGGTCACCGAGGTGGAGAAGGAGCGTCCGGGTCTGCTCAACCTCACGCGCAGGCATTCGCGCTTGCACGGGATCTTCGACTCCATCGCTGCAGGCACAGACATCGTGGACGCGGAGGCAACGGAAGTCGAAGTCTGACGCTCAAGAAAGCCGCCGCCCCGGATCGCGTGCTCCGGGGCGGCGGCGAGCGCAGAGAGGAATCAGCGGCAGCATCATAGCAACCGACGAGAACCAAATGGCTGTCAAACTTTGACGCGCTGCCCGTCAAAGTTTGACAGTTGAGAGGCAGTTGCGATGGCGATATCTTTCGCCTCCATGAATCACATCACCACCAAACAGATTGCGGAAAGCATCGGTGTGACGCCGTGTCGCGTGTTGCAGTTGGCATCATCTCGCGGCATCAAGCCGACCCGAGTTGGGAGCGCGTATGTGTGGCCGCGCGAAGTGTTGAGCAAGTTCAAGCGTCGAAGCCCGGGGAGACCCGTGCAGAAAGGAAAGCGATGATTACGGACAAGCAGGAGAGCGAACGCATGAAGGGCATCGGATCGTCCGATGTCCCGACCATTCTCGGGCTAAACCCGTGGGCGACCCCGCACGACCTATGGCTGGTCAAGACGGGGCAGGCGGATGGCCCGGAGGAGAACGATGCGATGCGAATCGGTACGGTGCTTGAGGCAGGCGTGCTGCAACTGGCATCGGATCGCCTTGGCGCGAAGATCGTGAAGCCCACCAGCACCTTCGTCGGGTGCGAGTTGTTCATGCGAGCGAATGTGGACGGGATGATCGGCGTTGCCAAGCGCGGTTCGCCAATCGTGGAGGCGAAGACCACAGGCCGCACCGAAGGCTGGGGCGATGAAGGCACGGACGAGGTGCCCGAAGCCGTGAAGGCGCAGGTCATGTTCCAGATGCTCTGCGCGAGCAGCGACATCGCTCATGTCGCGTGTCTGCAAGGCGACTACGGCTTGCGCCTCAAGATGTACCGCGTTCCCTTCTGCGCGGACTACGCAGGCTACATCGTGGAGCGTGTGCGCGAGTTCTGGACGCGCCATGTGGAGCGGCGCGTTGCGCCTGCAGGCTTGCCAAGCCTTGAGGTGCTGAAGCGCATACGGCGGGATGCAGACGCGCCGCCAGTGCAGATCGACCCGGCCCTGTTCATCGAAGACGCGCGATGCCAGCGGCTGCTCAAGGAGGCCGAGGCGACCGCCGATGCTGCGCGTGCAGCACTCATGGTCGCGCTGGGCACGGCCACCGCAGGTGAGGGCGGCGGCTACCGCATGAAGGTCAGCAAGGTGGAGACCTCGCGATTCGATGCCAAGGCATTCGCCGAGGCGAACCCGGAAGAAGCAGCGAAGTGGACTGTCCGCTCCGGCTACAACCGGACAACCGTGACCGCTCCGAAGGCGGCACCCAGCAAGAAGGAGTTCGTGCGATGAGCAAGGCAGAGAGGAACAGCATGGCGACCGCGCTTCTGATGGCGCAGGCGCAGATGAGGAACGGCGTGTCCAAGGACGCGCGGGTGGACTACGGCAAGGGGTACGACTATGTCAGCGCGGAGCAGATGATCGGCGCAGCGCGTGCAGGGTTGCACGCCGCCGAGTTGACCTTGGTACGGACGGGCTGGCAGTACCTTGACGGCAACGATGCCCGACCTCCGCTGGTGCTGTGCGATTACACGCTCATGCACAGCAGCGGCGAGGCGATGCAGTTCGCTGGCCTGCCGTGGCCCATCATTGAGCAGAACGGAAGACCGATGGACAAGGCTCTTGCGGGTGCGCTCACCACAAGCCTTGCGTACTTCCTGCGCGACCTCCTGCTCATCCCGAAGGTGGACGGCGAGGAAGTGGATCGCCGCGATGACACGGGCCATGTCGCAGGCGTGCTTGGCGTGCCCGGTGCCGTTGCCCTGCGGAAGCGGCTCAAGGAGGCTGGCATTGAGGCGACTGAACTTCTCGCCGTGATGCACTCCAAGGGCGTGCATGTGCCCGAAGACATGGCGCAATGGTCGAAAGACCTCATGCCGCGCATCAGCACTTGGATCCTCAAGCGGCGAAAGGAGATGGCGGCAGCGGAAGGCTGCAGCGATGCCGTGACGGATTGACCCATCCACTCGCGCCCCTACGACGGAGGCGCGTTCGGCTGCGCGGCGGGAAACCTCCGCGTAGCCTTTCCAACCAATCGCCCGTGACTGCTGGGCGCGTTCCTCTGCGGAGGGCAGTCAGCGTGCCGACCACGCTTCGTGTGGGTCGATGGCATCAGAGGCGACGGACATGAACCCTACCGCGCCCCGCGCATCAGCGCGAACTCGAATACGCCCGTGGTTGCTGCCTGCCTGCAGCGGAATGGTGAGAGGCGTATTGCGACCGACCGACGAAGCAACATCGTTGGGCGAATCTCGGCTTCCTGCGCCGGGGTTCGCTCCCTCACTCTGAAGCAGGATGAATGGAGTCAGCATGACACGGAAAGCGAAGACGAACGAAGACACGCAACGGATCAAGGAAGTGCCGTTGGCGAAGATCACGCTGGACAAGGCGTTACAACCGCGCATCTCGTTGACTGCCGAGGCCGTCGCGGAGTACGCGGAGGCGATGCAGGAAGGCGCGAAGATGCCGCCCTGCGTCGTGATGTGGGACGGATCGACCTATTGGCTCTGCGACGGGTTCCATCGCGTGACTGCCGCGACGAGACTGAAGTGGAAGACCATCGAGTGCGAGATCAACGAGGGCACCAAGGAAGACGCGATGTGGCTGGCCGCAGCGGCCAATCTGAAGCACGGCGTGCGGAGATCGAACGCCGACAAGCAGCGAGCGGTGCAGATGGCGTTGCTCTGCAAGCCCGAGGCAAGTCTGCGCGACATCGCCACGCATTGCTTCGTCAGTCAGGAGATGGTGCGTGGGTGGAAGCAGCGCGCGGAACGGATTGATGAGTTGGCGGACGAGGCTACAAAGGCCGTGGATGCAGCCATCGCCGACGAGATCATCGAAGAGGATGATTCCATTGATGCGCGGATGATCGGCTCCGAGGCGGCAATCAAGGCCGTGATCCAATGCGTGGATGACGCGGTGCAGAGCGTGAACGCCTTGCTCCAGACGGAGCACGCGGCCTTCGTGGCTCAGCAGCGCGTGCTGACCGACCTGCGGAACGCAAAGACGGCGTTGAAGCAGGCGATGCCGCACGAAGTGTGCCCGCTGTGCGGCGGCGATGGTTGCGAGACCTGCCGTATGACGGGCTGGGTGACGAAGCAGCAATGGGATCTGATTCCCGCAGAGCAGAAAGGATGACAGCAATGAGCGCAAAGACAGCATCACGGGAGGCTCCTTCGGGAGCCTCCCTTTCACTTCGGGACTACCAGCGCGATGCCATCGGCGGCGTGTTCGCGCAGTTGAAGGAACACCGCAGCACGCTGCTGGTGATGGCGACCGGGCTTGGGAAGACGGTCGTGTTTGCGGACATCGTGCGCCGCGCACAGGCGACCGGGCGTGGCTGGCGCACGCTGGTGCTGGCACACCGCGAGGAACTGATCTTCCAAGCGGCCAAGACCATTGAGCGCGTGGCTGGGTGCGCCGTGGACATTGAGATGGGCGATCTACGGGCGCAGCGCGACTTCCTTCGGCGTGCGCCCGTAGTCGTGTCCACGGTGCAGACGCAGACGGCGGGACGCGGCGACTCGCGCAGGATGCACAAGTTCGATCCAAACGAGTTCGGACTTGTCATCGTGGACGAGGCGCACCATGCCATCAGCAGTTCCTATCGGGCGGTCATCGACCACTACATGACCAACCCGTCGGTACGCCTGCTGGGTGTGACCGCAACGCCTGACCGCACGGACGAGGCCGCGCTTGGCGAGGTCTTCCAGTCCGTGGCCTACGAGTACGGCATCCGCGAAGGCATCGACGGCGGATGGCTGGTGCCCGTCAAGCAGCGCGTGGTTCATGTGGGCGGGCTGGACTTCAGCGCGTGCCGCACGACCGCAGGTGACTTGAACGGCGCAGACCTCAACGCCGTGCTGGAGTACGAGGCAACGCTGCACGGGATGGTCTATCCGACCATCGACATCGTTGGCGACCGTAGGTGCCTGATCTTCGCCGCAAGCGTGGCTCACGCTCATCGCATCGCGGAGATCCTCAACAGACACCGCGCTGGATGCGCCGTGGCTGTGGACGCGAACACGCCACGCGACGAGCGGCGTGCGATGTTCGCTGGCTTCAGCGAAGGGCAGTACCAGTTCCTCGTCAATGTCGGCGTGGCAACGGAGGGCTGGGACGATGGCGCATTGGACGGCAAGGGCGTGCAGGTCATCGCCATGATGCGCCCGACGAAGAGTCGTGCGCTCTACTGCCAGATGGTCGGGCGAGGCACGCGGCCGTTGCCCAACACGGTCGAACGCTGCGACGATGCGGAGTGCCGAAAGGTACGCATCGCCGAGAGCAGAAAGCCCTCCGTCATGGTGTTGGACTACTGCGGCAACGCAGGCAGGCACAAGTTGGTTCACTGCGTGGACGCGCTGGCAGGCAAGGACGCACAAGGCGTGCGCGACCGGGCCGAGGCGCGGGTCATGCAGCAGGCGGATGCTGACGAGGTGGATGTGATGGCCGTGCTGACCGAAGAGGAGGTGCGTGCGAAGCAAGAGGCCGAGCGTGCGTTGCGGCGCGGCCTCGTCGTGAAGGCGGGCTATCAGGTGCAGGAGATCGACCCCTTCAGCCTGATCGACCTCACGCCCGACCGCGAAGCGGCTTGGGCCAAGGGCATCCCGGCAAGCGAGGCGCAGTTGCAACTGCTTCGGAAGTTGAAGGTAGCCATCCCCGAACTGCTGACGCGCAACGAGGCACGACGGCTGATCGACGCAGCCATCGGAACGCCCACACCGAAGCAGCAGGCCGTACTAATCCGTGCAGGCTTTGACCCAGCCGACTACGACCGCAAGAGTGCATCAAGGGTCATTGATGCCATCATGCAGAACAGGAGAGCATCGTGAGCAATCGAACGCGGCACTGGCCGCAAGTCAAGCAGTGGCTTCGCGTGAAGGGATTCAACATCGGCCAGACCATGACGGGCTGGGCGGCGGTGAATCGCACAGGCATCGTGGTGACCGTGAGTCAGTCGCGCGTCAAGGTGGAGTGGCCGATCCCGGGCGAAGGCATGAACGAGCGCAAGGCTCGCGAGGTGTCCATGCCGTGGATTCAATGGACGCTCTCCGATGCCGAGCGCGACATTGAGGAGATCGCTCGCGAAGCCGACAGGCTCAATCGTGAGTTCCGCACCACCGATGGCGAAGGTGCTGCGATTCGCAAGGCCATGTACGAAGGCGAGGGATGACCATGCCGCAGGAATCAGCACCGAGGCTTGAGTCGCAGATGATCGTGTTCGGGCGGTTGCGCCTGATGAGTCAGAACGAGTACGGCGAGTGGTGCGCGATGCCCGTAGGTAAGGACGGGCGCGACCTTGAGCGGGCGGGGCCTGTGTGGCTGCTGCCTGCAGCAATCGTGACCGCAGCCGAGGCGCGTGCCGCATTGAAGGGAGGCAAGTCGTGAACGACACCCAAACATCACACAGAAGGAGACTCGCCATGTTCAGTAACACTTGCGCAATGACACTCGCACAGAAGTCCGACCGCATCCTCGCCCAGACGCGGGGCTTGAGCGGAGCGACACCAAACGCCACGCAACTCATCGAAGCATTGCGGTCAGCGTTGGAGGAGAACAGGAGAGAAGTCGAACGCCTCACCGCCGAGCGCGACGAGGCAAGGCGGGAAGTGTGCAACCTGATGTACCAAAAGGGATTCCCGACTGGCGATTACGCAAAGGGGCGCGGCTGGGACTGCTTCCAACAGGAGGGCGGCAAGTGAGCAACTTCGACCCCATTCCCCGACTACAACAGATCGCCGCAACCATTGAGGACGGAGGACACCTTGATTCCCCCGCCACCGCAGCGCACTACATCAACTGCGCGATCAAAGAGATTGAGAAACTGCGCCAAGAGCGCGACGAGGCGAGGCGGATGTATTGCGGGCGGGTATCCCGCGATGTGAAACCTGATGCGTTTGAGATTGCGAAGAATCACGGTTGGGATTGCTTTGAGGAGGACGGCAAGTGAACGACACCGAACTCACGGAGTGGCTGCTGCGGCAGAAGGGAACGACCGCCACGGTCGGCATGATCGCCGTGCAACGCATCAAGGAACTCAAGCGCGAACTCGCCCGGGCCAATCAGCGGCTCGGGCTGTATATGCACCACGCATCCAAGAAGAAGCGAGGCAAGGCATGATCCTCACACTCATGGACAAGCGCACCGGGGAGGTCACCTTCGACGGGGAGCGTGCGCGGCGCGGCCTGCCGTGTCCGATCTGCGAACACCTGCACCGGAACCCGTCATGGTGCTTGATCGACCGGGCGCGTGGGCTGGTCATCTGCCCACGGGTGGCATCGAAGCGCAAGTGCGGAGATGCCGGATGGCTGCACCGCATCGACGGCGCGACGATTGACCTGCCCGTGGCACCGCTGACGCGAAAGCCACCAGCGGAGGTGACGGACTTCGCTGACCGATGGCGGCGAGCGCAGCAGCGAGTGACCGATGACAGCGTGCGCCAGTTGGCCGAGCGGCTGGCGTTGCCGGATGCGTATGTGCGTACCGTCCCGTGCGGCGTGGACGGGGCAGCATGGGCCTTCCCCATGCAGCAGGACGGGGCTGTCGTTGGCCTCAAGTTGCGGACGCAGGACGGCCTCAAGATCTGCGCCAAGGGCAGCAGGCTCGGGCTGATCGTACCGCCATCGTTCAAGCCCGATGCAGCGGAGGTATGGCTGACCGAAGGCGAGAGCGACCTGATGGCAGCACTAGGCGCATGGGGAGTGAACGCCGTTGCCAGACCGGGATGCACGGCCTGCACGACCGAGGTGGCTCGCCTGTCACGGGGAAAGCACCTCGTCATCCTTGCCGACAACGATGGCCCGGGCAAGGCTGGGGCGGCACGGTTGGCGGCGGACTGCTTGGCAGGCGGGTGCGTCAAGACGGCTACGGTGCTTGCCCCGCCTGCCAAGGATGTCCGAGATTGGGTGAAACGAGGGGCGACAGCAGCCGATGTCCGATGGAGATTGAAGTCACGGCGCGGCTGGTAGGCTGACGGTGCGTGGGATCTGACGCCTCGCCCTCCGTGTTGGAGCAAGCGGGTGCCCATGACAGGCGTAGGGCGGCTGATGGCCGCTCTGCGCCTTTTTTCGTTTTCAGACTAGGCTGACGGCGTGCAGGAGCAAGGCGACTGCGACGAGTGCCAGCAGAAGCGGCGTGCGTGCGAGGAGCGTGCGCGGCGGTGGATTGCAACGCTCGCATGGCTTGATGACCAGATCGGACTCACGATCAACTACCTTGACTATCACCGTGCTCGCAGCGAGCGGCGTGCGTACATCGAAACGCTCCGCAAGCGGCTGGTCAAGATCAGGGAGGAGATGCCATGAAGCATTCGCTGGTCGTGTTCGGCAAGCCAGTCGCGCAGCCGCGTCATCGCGTGTCATGTCGCGGTGGGTTCGCGAAGGTGTATCTGCCAAGCGATCACCCAGTCCACGACTACAAGCGTCGCGTGGCCGCAGTCGCCGCCACGCATCCGATCAGCCGCATTGAGGGGCCGATCCGGCTTGACTTGCTGTTTGCGTTCGCGCAGCCCAAAGGACGCAAGCGGCAGTTCAAGATCAGCAAGCCAGACCTCGACAATCTGGAGAAAGCCGTCATGGACGCGCTCACCGACGCTGGCGTGTGGTGCGACGATGCACAGGTTGTGGAGAAGCACAGCACGAAGGTCTATGCTGCCACGGACGCGACGAGCATATTCATCACGCCGCTTGGGTTCGCGGTGGATGACCGTCTAGCGGACATCTGATGCCGTGGAAGCCGCCAAGCGTTGGCAAGGGTCGCAGCCCGTATGACGAGCGGTGGAAGCGCATCCGAGCGCAGACGCTGCAAGCCGAGCCGCTATGCAGGCTGTGTCTCGCAGCAGGGCGCACGGTAGCAGCAACGATTGTTGACCACATCGTGCCGCTAGCAGACGGCGGAACGCACGCGACTGCCAATCTCCAGCCGCTATGCAAGCGGTGCCACGATGCGGTCAAGACACCCGCTGATCTTGCTGCTCGGGAACGAGCCGCATCGGTTGGGCTGACCGTGATTGCCGTGGCATTCGGCGTTCGTCTTGCTGGAGTAGGCGTGATGGATCAGCGCGTCTTCCGGCAGGTGTTGGCAACCGGGTGCGGCTGGCAGACGGCGCATCTACTTTCGTTGGCTGCATTGGATGGCATCATTGCGTCTGCTCAACGCGGCGATCTGCCGCGCTTGACCGGGACCATTGTGACCGATGATGCCGTATGGGCAAAGGGAGCAGCAAGTCGGTTGGGCGTGGAGGTCACCATTCAGCCGATGAACGATGAAAGCCCATCCGGGCCGCGCGGGAGCGAGGCAGCATGGTTGAGAGAGAGATATGGCAGCGAGCGGGACGCTCGTTCCGTAGCCGCTCATGGATCGCAAGCCGAACGAGCCTTGTCGTAGATCTGCTTCCTCGGTAGGCTTCGGCCATGAAGACCGATGCTGCGCTGAAGATGGTTGAGATCAAGATCGAAGACCTGATCGCCGATCCGCAGAATGTGCGAAGGCACGATGAGAAGAACATCGCCGCAATCAAGGGATCGCTGGCTCGATTCGGACAGCAGAAGCCAATCGTCATCAACGCGGACGGAGTGGTCATCGCCGGAAACGGAACGCTGGCTGCAGCGCGTGATCTTGGTTGGCAGACGATCAAGGCGGTGCGTTCGGCGCTGGTTGGCGACGAAGCGACTGCGTACTCAATCGCGGACAATCGCACGGGCGAACTCGCGGCATGGGATCAGGAGGCGCTACAGGCGCAACTGCAGGCTCTGCATGAGGTCGATGCGTCCATGCTTGACGCGATGGGATTCACCGCTGCTGATCTCGCGATGGGTGGCGAAGCAGCGGATCGTGAGGTCGATCTTCCGGAACTCACCTTCCGAGTGATCGTCGTGTGCAAGACCGAACAGGATCAGGCGGCGCTCTTTGAGCGACTGCGAACGGAGGGATACGAGTGCCAACTCTTGATGTCGTAGTGGAATCGAATAGCAAGATCAGCACGCGCGCCATGCAGGTGTGCGGGATGTTCGATTGCCCACCGCAGGAAACGCAGACGCTGCGGTGGAAGGCCAATCTGCCGCTGGATGAGAAGCCGTGGAGTGTCGGGCTGATCGTCGGGCCATCAGGCAGCGGCAAGTCAACCTGCGCGAAGGCGCTGTGGCCAAGGCAGATGGAGGAGCGAATCGAATGGAAGGCGGATTCGGTGATTGATGACTTCCCGGAAACGGTGAGCATCGGCGAGATCACTGCCGCGCTTTCGTCGGTTGGGTTCAACACCGTCCCGGCGTGGCTGCGCCCGTTTCATGTGCTGTCGAACGGCGAGAAGTTCCGAGCCGAGATGGCGCGCCGATTGGTTGAAGGTTCCGATGTCATCGTCGTGGACGAGTTCACCAGCGTCGTGGATCGGCAGGTGGCACAGATCGCCTCGCACGCGGTTCAGAAGGCGGTGCGCAAGGCCGGGAAACAGTTCGTGGCGGTGTCGTGCCATTCCGACATCATTGATTGGCTGCAGCCGGATTGGATCTTCGACCCAGCAGAGCGCAAGTTCGCATGGAGGTCGGTTCAACGGCGACCTAGCATCCATCTTGAGGTGGCGCGAGTGCCCTACGAGGCGTGGAGCCTCTTCGCACCGTTTCACTATCTGACGGCCGACCTTCACAACGCTGCTCGCTGCTTCGGTCTGTGGGCCAACGGCAATCTCGCTGCGTTCGCTGGCGTGCTGCATCGTCCGCATCCGCGAGCGAGCATCAAGGGCGTGAGCCGCGCCGTCACCTTGCCCGATTGGCAGGGACTTGGGCTGGTCTTCCATCTGTTGGAGACGCTTGGAGCCGCCTACGCAGGCGTGGGCTTCCCGCTGCATACCTACCCGGCCCATCCGGCGTTCATCCGAGCCTTCCGAGCAGACAAGTGGCAACTGCGGAAGCAGCCGGGCACCTTTGCCGTGACCAGCATGGCAAGAGCGGCACGCGGCAAGGCACCACACCCGCTGGCTAGAGGCGAGTGGCAGGGGCAGCGTCCGTGCGCGGTGTTCCGCTACCGAGGCCCGGCAATGGAGGCGGCAGCGGCGCAGCGGCTCATCGAAACCCGATGACGGCAGCGGCCAAGCAAGGGGGATAGGGGTGTCAAACTTTGACAGATTGGGTTCAAGACCGCGCGACGACCCTTCGCGCACGCGCTCACGGGTTAGGGGAACGCGGGAAACCGTGCTAGGCTGCGCGGGAAGGCCCCTAGATTGACCCCAGTGCCGTCCGTGGCTCCAAGACGATCAGAAGTACCCCCATGCCCGGCCCCCCGCCTAAACCGACCGCCGCTCTACGCCTCGCCGGATCGTGGCGGGCTGGAACCCGTAAGGCCGAACCCACTCTGCCGTTGCGGGTTCCATCGCCGCCGCCATGGCTACCCGCCACCGCGATGGACACTTGGAACGAACTGATTGCTGCCGTTGGCCCGATGCGGGTTCTGACCGATGCTGATGCCATCGCTCTCGGACAACTCGCCTCGTACCTGACGCGATGGAAGCACGCCACGGCGCAACTGGATCGCCTCGGGGATGTTCTTCCCATCAAGGACGCGGCTGGTGCCGTCATCGGTTTCAAGCGGTCGCCGTATGTGGCGATGCAGTTGGAGTACGGCTTGATGATTCGGCGCATGATGCAGGAGTTCGGCCTGACCCCGAGTGCCCGGTCACGCCTCACGCAGGAACATGACACGAAGCAAGTCGAAGCCATCTTCAGCCGGAAAGCCACGCTCCTCAAGTAAGTGGGCAGCGGAAGCCTTCAACAGCCTGCCGCGCTATGACGCAATCAAGACGCGCGGGGACTGTGTGTGGAACGCCGATGCCGCCAAGCACGCGGTGCAGTTCATCGAAGGGCTGTGCCGCTACACCGAAGGCGAGTGGGCTGGGCAGCCGTTCAAGTTGCTACCGTGGCAGCGTGCGCTGGTTGCCAACCTTTACGGGTGGCTGCGCCCGGACGGGACGCGCCGCTACAGGCAGGCGCACATCCTCATCCCGCGCAAGGCAGGAAAGACAGAGTTGGCCGCTGCTCTCGCGCTGTATCACCTGCTGGCTGACGATGAACCCACGCCCGAGGTGGTCGGCATTGCGCGTGACCGTAAGCAGGCCAAACTGTGTCTCGGTCGCGCCTCGCGTATGGCAGAGGCCGAGCCTCTGCTCCGCCAGCGCACCGAAACCTACCAGCATCGGCTGGTGGCTCCGCAGTCCTACGGCGCGTACAAGGTGCTATCTGCAGACGCGCCAAGCGCACACGGCTTGAATGTGAGCGCGTGCATCGCGGACGAGATCCACGCGATGGAGAACCGCCGAGACCTGTGGGAAGCCGTGATGACCTCAATGGGCGCACGCAGGCAGCCGCTGATGGTGAGCATCACGACCGCAGGCGTGCTGCGCGAGTCGCTTGAGCATGACCTGTTCCAGTACGCGCTTCGCGTGTGTGAGGGCACGGTGGACAACCCGGCATTCCTGCCATGCCTTCACTTCGCGGAGGCAGATGCGCCGTGGGATGACCCGGCGACATGGAAGAAGGCGAACCCGTCGCTGGGCCATACCACGCGCATTGAGTGGTACCGCGAGGAGGCGAAGCGAGCGCACGACCAGCCGTCATACGAGACGCCTTTCCGCACCTACTACCTGTGTCAGCACATCACAGCGGCAGACCGCTGGATCAGGATGAGCGACTGGGATGCGTGCAAGCAGGAGATCGACACGAACCGCTTGCGCGGGTTGCCTTGCTACCTCGGCATCGACCTCGCGCAGACGACTGACCTGTCAAGCATCGCCGCCGTCTGGGTGGACGAGGACCGCCTGATCGTTCGCAACTGGAACTACGCGCCTGAAGTCGGTGCTGCCAATCGGACAAGACGAGACGGCGTGCCGTATGTAGAGTGGTCGCGGCGAGGCTGGCTCACGCTCACCGAGGGCGATACGACCGACTACGCCTACATCACCAAGCAGGTGGAGACACTTGCACGCGAGCACCGTGTCCGACTCATCGCCTACGACCCCTACAACGCGCAGAACCTTGCCAACGACCTTGAGGGCAAGGGTCTCAATGTGGTTCGCGTTCCGCAGTCGTTCCTCAACCTTGCCACGCCTACGCAGATGTGGGAGCGAGCGGTGCTGGCTCGCAAGTTGTCGCACGATGGCAACCCGGTGCTGGCGTGGGCCATGTCGAACTGCGTGGTGGATCGCGATGCCAACGGCAACCCACGGCCAAGCAAGAAGCGCAGCGTGGAGCGCATCGACCCCGTGGTGGCTTCCATCATTGCGATTGCCGCAAGCCTGCACGATGAGCACCAGCGCAGCAGCGTCTACAACGAGAGAGGACTCATATGGCTCTGAAGATCCCGTTCCTTGGCACGCTTGAACTGCGCCGCTTTGATTCGACTGTGCCCGTTGGTCAGCCGACCACTGGGGGGCTGCAGGTCTATACGGGCATGGTGTCCGACACGGGCAAGGCCATCACGCCAACGGTGGCCCTGTCATGCGTGACGGTCAACGCTTGCGTGCAGGCCATTGCGACCGAACTGGCAAAGTTGCCGTGGAGCGTCTTGAGCCGCGGCGACGAAGGTAGGCGCGTGCGTAGCGAACATCCGGTGCATCGGCTGCTCAATGTCGCGCCGAATCAGCAGATGACCGCACTGGCATGGCGTGAACTGATGCTGACCAGCGCGTGCTTGACGGGAAACGCCTACAGCCTGATCGAACGAACGCCGGATGGCCGACCGATGGCCTTGCACTTTCTGCGCCCGGATCTGATGGAGGTGCAGCGCATCGGCACTGGCGAGATTGCGTATATGTACGGCGGAGGTCGGGACGAACAAGGCCGCGCCGTGTTCAGCAGCAACGAGATATTCCACCTCATGTGGATGTCCCCGGACGGTCTGCTGGGATACTCGCCGCTGTCGTTCGCGCGGCAGGCCATCGGCCTGTCCATCGCGGCAGAGGCATTCGGTGCGTCCTACTGGCGGAACGCAAGCAGGCCAAGCGGCGTGCTGTCCACGGACAAGGAACTCACGCCAGATGCCGTGCAGCGGATGCGCGAGTCGTGGGAGGCCCGGATGCGCGGCGTGGAGAGTGCTGGGGCTATTGCCGTGCTGGAAGGCGGCCTGAAGTACCAGCAGATCAGCCTGTCGCCGCAGGACTCGCAATGGCTTGAGGGCCGCGCCTTTCAGCGAGAGGAGATCTGCGCGATGTTCCGGGTGCCGCCGAGCGTCATCGGCATGGGGCAGAAGCAGTCCTATGCGAGTGCCGAGCAGGCGAACCGTGAATGGGTCACCAACTGCCTGTCTTCGTGGGCGGCACGCATGGAAGCAGAGGCAAGGCGCAAACTGTTCCGCGCTGACGAGCAACTGGACACGGAGATCAGTTTCGATGCCATGCTGCGAGCCGACATGATGACGCGCTATCGGGGTTTCAGCATTGCGCGGCAGTTCGGATTCATGTCGGTCAACGAGATTCGCGCGGAGATCGGTCGCAACTCAATCGGCCCGGACGGCGATGTGTTCCTACAGCCCGTCAACATGGTGCCAGCCGCCACGCCATACGGCGGCGACAACTTTGCAGACCTGACCGAGCCGGATCTGCTCCCTGACGAGCCTGATACGGAACCGTCCGAGGAGCGTGCGCTCACGCTGGAGGAGATCGACCTGCGACCCACCCAGGCGATGGCAGGCAATGCGAAGCGCGGCCTTGAACTGCGCCGTGAGTACGGGCGAGGCGGAACGGCGGTAGGGGTAGCGCGAGCAAGAGACATCGCGAACCGCGCACGGCTGTCCCCGGACACGGTCAAGCGCATGGTGTCCTACTTCGCGCGGCATGAGGTGGACAAGCAGGCAAGCGGATGGAAGCAAGGCGAGGACGGGTATCCGTCAGCAGGCTTGGTGGCTTGGCTGCTGTGGGGCGGCGATTCGGGACGAGCGTGGGCCGAAGCGAAGGCTCGGCAGATCGACCGAGCGCGTGGTGAGGGAGATGGCAATGAGTGAGCCGATGCAGTACCGTGAGGCAATGCAGGCAGAGATTGAACTGCGAACCGCATCGGTGGCGTTGGAGGAGCGCGATGCTGCTCCTCCGGTGCTGGTGGGATACGCCGCGACCTTTGACCAGCCGTATCCGGTTGAGTCGGTCATGGAGACCATTGACCGCGCTGCATTCGACCGCACGCTACGGGAACTGCCTGATGTGTTCGCGCTCATCGGCCACGACCAGTCGCGCGTGATCGCCCGAACAAAGAATGGCACCTTGCGACTGCAGCCGGATCAGCGAGGACTCCGAGTAGAGATCGCGCCTGTGGACACGCAGGAAAGCCGCGATGCGTTCGCGCTGGTGACCAGCGGCACTATCGACGCGATGTCCTTCGGGTTCCGCGTGCGAGATCAGAAGTTCGACCGCCGCAATGGTGAGGTGCATCGGCTCATCACGGATGTTGACCTGTTTGAGGTGTCGCTCGTTGCGTTCCCGGCGAACCCGCAGGCGCGTCTGTCACAGCGTGCGAAGGCACTCGCATCGCAGGCATTGCCGCGCGTGCCGTTCCTCATGCCGAACCCCATCCACAGGATCTAATCATGGCGAAGTCAGACGGCGGAGCACAACTTGGTGACGGCCCCGGCCCCGGCCCCGGAGCGCAGCAGGCACAGGCTGCAGCCGGATTCGATTACGCAGGCATCACGCTGTCGGCGCAAGCGCGGCTCTATGACACTTGGCTTTTGCGGATGTGTCGCGTCGTTGACGGCGTGGCTGCATATCGCATGATTGCGGACTCCAACACTACGCTCACGCAGCCGTACATCAGCACGGTGGACACGGTTGCGACTGGCACCGCAGAAGGCGCAACCAGCACAGAGCAGGCGTACACCTTCGGCGCAGTCTCGACCAACTTCATCACCTTCCGGTCGCTGCAGACGGTGAGCAACGAACTGCTGCAGGACAGCGATGCCATGCAGGTTGTGGCCGCGTCGATGGCTGGCGAGATCAGCGAAGCCGTGCAAGCGCATCTGCTGACGCGCATCGGGGAAGACCTTGTCGCTGCTGCCCCGGCCAATCGGCTGGTCTTTGCTGACAGTTCCAACCCTGCCTTCGTCACCTTGCGGCAACTGACGAACGGTATCGGCGGCACTGGACTGGGTACCAGCCCGTATGACGCGGCTGCCGGAGCCGCGCTTTGGAACTGCGAAGAGCGCAAGCGCATCGTCATGGCCTCGCACAACGAGGTGCTGGAGCGGTTCTACGAGTCAAACTCGTCAGGGAGCAGCGTGACGCGCTTCCAGTCGATGGTGATGGTTGAAGACCGGGTGCCATGCCCCATCTACGGCGTGCCGTGGTACACCGACAAGTCGATGCCGCTCGCGGCAACGACCTCGGCGACTCCCCATGTGCTGATCTTCGATCCGCAGCAGGTGCTGCTTGTGTCGAAGGGACTGGTGATCCGCGTTGACACCGAGTCGCGCATGGCATACAACCAGTCCGTCATTCACGCCACCTTCAGGGCTGCTGGTGCGCTGATGAACCCGCGTGCAGCCGTTGGCTCGTACCTGTCAGATCCTGATGCCTGATTGAACAAAGGAACCACTATGACCATCCGAGAGATCACCGACGAGATTGGCGCGCTCTACGAGCGCATGAAGAAGGCCGTTGAGGAAGCCGCTGGCGCGGGTGCGCCGATGAGCGCGGAGAAGGAGGAGGAGTACCAGAAGAACAACGCTCGCCTCACCGACCTCATCAAGTTGCGCGACCAGCAGTACGCGCTGCTTGACGCGCAGGCCAAGGCCACCTCATCGCGCCGCGATGCGATTGGGGCGCTTGCCGAGGAGCGCAGCCTGTCCACGAAGGCGACGAACCGCCTTGAGAAGTTCCTTGATGGCGAGGAGTACCGCAGCGCGTTCCTGAACTACCTGACCAAGGGTGGCTCGGGGCTGTCAACGGACGAGGTGCGTGCGATGTCCGAAGGCTCGGACGCGAACGGCGGCTACCTGCCAGCCACCGAGTTCTACAACCAACTCATCAAGAAGCGTTTCCAGACCAACGCGATGCGGCAGATCTGCACCGTGATGCCGCTGGGCACCTTCAAGACCGATGTGGTCATCGAGTCCGGCTTCGGCACGGCTGCGTACACCGCCGAGGCCGCTGCCAAGGCTGATGACAACCCGACCTTCAGCAACATCGTGCTGTCGCCGCACACGCTGCGCTACTTCACGAAGATCAGCAACGAACTGCTGGCTGACGCGCCCACGCGCGGCCCGGGCTTCTCCATCGAATCCATCCTTGCTGACCAGATGGGTCGCGTGATGGGAGAGAAGGAAGAAAGCGCGTTCGTTAGCGGCACGGGCAGCGGTCAGCCGAGCGGCATCCTGTCTTACATCACCGGGTTCAGCGGCGGCGCGATCACCAAGGTCACCACCGCCACCAACAATGTGATCGTGGCGCAGGATCTGCTCAATGTGATCTACAGCCTGCCCCGTCAGTACCGCGCGAACGCGAAGTGGGTGATGACGGATGCCATGTTCGCCAAGATCCGTGCGCTGCTGCAGACGCAGGTCGCAACGAGCGCAGGGCTCTCCTACGCACCGTTCGCGTGGAGCATGGGCGATGGTCGCCTGCAGGATGGCGAGCCGGATCGCCTGCTCGGCTACCCGGTCGTGTGCGTTGCCCAAGGCCCGGACTATCCGGCTGCTGGCACCGCGCGAGTCATGGCGGCGTTCGGCGACTTCTCGTACTACCACATCGGCGACCGCGAAGCCGTCAGCATCAAGGTGGCTCGCGAGACCTTCCTCGCGAACAATCAGACGGGCTACTTCGGGTTCGCGCGGCACGATGGCAAGGCGAGCCTGCTGGATGCGTTCCGTCACTTTGAGATCAAGGGCAGCGCGTAAGCAAGTCCCCCGGAAGGGCGGCGGCGGGCTTCGGCTCGCCGCCGCCTTTGAGGTTCAGCCATGAAGATCAAAGTGCTAGTCGGACTGTCGTGCGCTGCCGGGAGTTTCAACGCTGGCGACATCGTTGAGATGCCCGATGACATCAGCAGCAGCCTCATCAAGTTCGGGCACGCGGAGGCGGCGGAAGAAACGCGCACCGCAGCGGCGCAGCCTGTCACGCGAAAGGCGACCAAGTGGCAGAAGCAAGACCGCGATTCCGATGGGGTCAACTGACCGCACCGTCCTTTGAGCCGCTGACTACGGCGGAACTGAAGGCGCATCTGCGCGTAGACCTCAACGACGAGGACGCGCTGATTGCAGCACTAGGCGTGGCCGCACGCGACTGGTGTGAGCGGCAGACCGGGCACATCATGTGCAGCCGCTCGTTCTACCTTGAGGCGGAAGCATTCCCGGAGGCCAACGGCGACATCGTGCTGCCCATCGGCCCGATTGCTGCGGTGACGCAGGTGGCATGGCGCACGGCGGAGAGCAGCGGAGACACAGTCCAGACAGGCGTGGTGGACACCGACTACAGGGTGACCGCTGCGCTTGGACGCATTCGACCGATGCCGACAGCCACATCATGGCCGCGCACGGCGCAGGTCAGCGATGCCGTGCAGGTCACCGCCACGGTCGGCTACGCGACTGCCGCAGCCGTCCCGGAGATTGGCAAGCACGCGATCCGTCTGCTGGTCGGGCACTGGTTTGAGAATCGGGAAGCCGTGGTCAATGGCACCATCAGCAGCGATGTGAAGTTGACCGTGGACGCGCTGCTGTCGCCGCTGAAGGTCAGGGAGATGCTGCTGTGACCATGCAGATCGGTGAACTACGAGAGCGAGTCACGATCACGGAGGCCACCGCGAACACGGATGCGATGGGGCAGCGCATCGTCACTTTCGGAACGCCGTTCAGTCGGTGGGCCAAAGTAGAGCAGGTGCAGCAGGGCGAGCAGCAGGTCTATGACGGCACCGCAGCCAAGCGGCGAATCATCGTGACGATGCGGAACAGTTGGCTGGGCGGCAAACTTTGGTCGGAGACGATGCGTGTGGGTTGGCGTGCCTTGACTTGGGATGTGGTGTCGGTGCGCGAACTGGATGCCGAGCGCAGATGGCTTGAACTCACGGCGGAGGTGAAACTGTGAAGCGGATGGCCTCCAACGAGATCAGCGTCAAGGTGACGGGCACCGACCGCGTGCAGCGCAACATGGGAGCCTTCGCCAAGAGCGTGCAGGAGGCCATGTTCGTCCGGGCCGTAAAGCCATCGCTTGAGATCATCCAGAAGGCCGCCAAGCAGAATGTCATGGGTGCGCCGAGCAAGTCGGCAGGTAGCACGCGAACCCGCGAGGCCATTGCAAGTCGCACCAGCATCAAGTTGCAGCGTGCCAAGGGATCAAGGTACTTCAGCCGTGGCCGACTGGCCGTCTTCTATGGCCGACCACGCGGGACGGCTCCCAAGCAGGAAGTCGGGAAGACCCCGCCGCTATGGGTTCGGGCATCGCTGGCGCACCTGATTGAGTACGGGTTCAAGTTGACGCATTTCTTCGGGCGCAAGGTGCGAGCGCGGCGCATCCCAGAGCGACCGTTCATGCGCCCTGCCTTTGAGGCCAACCGAGCCGCCGCCGAGCGGCGGTTCCTGTCGGTGCTGCGCGGCGAGATCGGGCGAGCGCGGCCATGAACATCCAAGCAGCCATCCGCAGCAGGCTCGCCGACTACGGGAATCTGACCGCGCTGATCGGCGGGGCTGGCGCACGCATCTACCCGGAGGCGCGAGCGCAGGAGGGAGCCTTGCCGGCCATCGTCTACAGCATCAACAATGAGGAAGCCCTCAAGACGCTTGGCAAGGCAGTCGCGTGGAAGGCAGACCTTG